GTGGAAACACCCGTAATGCGAAGGCTGGGCAGGCCGTAGAGGCCCAGCTTCGCGATCTGCAAGCCCAGGTGGACGGTGCACGTGTTGCCCTTGCAGATAAGGCTGCCGAACTAGCCGACCTCGCTGCTGATAAGGTTAAGCAGGAGGAAATAGCTCGGGTTGAGGAAAGGGAGCGCTCTGATCTTTTAAAAGCCCAGGGCGCCCAGGCTGCTATGGCAGGTGCCATACGTCTGGGCGCTGCCCGTCTGGGATGGAAGATGGCTCTCTTTTATGCGTGGCCCACCATTGTGGTTTCACTCCTGGCGTTGTGTGTTTGTGCGCACTTGCGCGGATTGCATGCGATCTTGCTGCAACCGATCCGCTGGGTTTGGTCCCTCTGGAGGGCGCGGGGCAATCGCGTTCGGTTTCTAGGATTGCTCGTGCTGGCATTGCTCTTACAACTCCCAGTGTTGTCAGCCCTCCTCTTCCAATTAACATGCCGCCAGTTACTTTTGATGAGCGCATTCTTTACTGCCCTCATGGCGACCGTCTCGAGTATTGTTTTTCTTGCAATTTCGATGACTGGCTGGACCATGCAGGTGGTGTCTACCCTACGACTCCTCAGTTCAATGAGGACTAGTCCTTCTATGATGTGGATCAAGGAGGATGGTCTGTTTGGTTCGATTGTCCAAATTAAAGACCTTAGGGATGATACAGCTTCTGCTGTTGAGATGCGTCATGCTCGTGATGTACTTGTCAAGTATAGTGTTATTCGTCCATGGTGGCTTTTGCGTGTGTTCTTCGACTTTCTCCGGTGCAGTTTAGTAATGGTCTGTTCGGTGATTTTATACCTGCCTTTCTGGGATACAGTTTTGGCAAGGTTAGAGACGGTCGAAGTAGTCCAGTTCTTCAAGCGGTGGAGTGTCAATGTTGAACTCCATGTGTCAAGTGGATTAGTGAGGCAAGTTAATTTTGCCCGCAACACACCAACCTCGTTAGAGCTAAAAGATGTGGCTGCAATGGTCGAACGTGCAGCTGCCAACGAGGGTTATACTAACGTGTCTTCCTTTGAGACACACTGCACCGCCAACAATCTTCGGTTAAATTCCGCTCGTTATGTTTCTGCACTCCACCAGCAATATGTGGAGGAGATGCAGGACATGGGTTTTTAACGCCCCAACAGTCGGGGCGATTGCTGTTGTACGGATACCGGTCTAATGAGGGTGTAACGCCGAAATTGGGTCCAACTGCTGATGATCTGTCTGCTGTGGTCTACGAGTCTCCTATTCGTGACCAGCCAGTGGCGGTCGCGTTGGATGTCGTGATTTCGGGGGCTGTGCCGCCTCATCCGTGTCAATTCGACACAGCAACGGCTGTTTGTGGAGTAGCGAAGAGGTTGGGAAGGGCTCTGCCCAAAATTAATCGGAAGACGTTGAAGCGTTTTGGCTCCTTCGTCCACATGTGGCTAAGGAAATTCCTTCGACCCTTGGCCCTGAACCAGACCATGCCCTTTTCGGTCTGGGTGATGTCGAGGCCTTACTCGCTGGCTAGAAAGCGAGAACTGATCCGTAAGTATCTGGAGGTAGTCAGCATTGAGGACCGCAACAAACGGTATTTTACGCTCAAGTGTTTTGTCAAGGATGAATTCTACCCAGAGTACAAGCATGCGCGAGGTATTTACTCGCGTAAGGACGAGTTTAAAGCTTACACCGGACCGTGGTTTAGTGCAATCGAGGCAGTCCTGTTCCAAATGCCTTGGTTCATTAAATACGTGCCGGTGTCTCAACGTGCTGAACACGTCCGTAATGTCTTGGAACGAGTGGGTGCAACCTATGTTTATACAGATTACACTGCTTTTGAGTCGTCGTTTGTCTCCGAGTTCATGGAGGTCTGCGAGTTTCAGCTCTATCGTTATATGGTTACGGGAATTCCAGAGGGTCAGTTGTTTTATAAAGTCCTTTGCCAGGCGTTGCTGGGTGATCAAACCCTGAACTTTAAGGAGTTTACCGCATGGTTAAAGGCTAGGCGTCAAAGTGGGGAGATGTGCACTTCGTTGGGTAATGGTTTCACTAACCTGATGATCTATCTTTTTGCGTGTTACGAGGAAGGGATGTTTGATACAGCTGTGGGCTTTGTGGAGGGTGACGACGGACTGTTCCGTTGTGACCATCCGGAGCGGCTGGAGAAATATTTCTCGGAACTCGGTTTCTCGATAAAGATAGGGAAAACACATGATCTCTCACGAGCGAGTTTTTGCGGGATGTTGTACGACACGGCTAATGGGGCCGTGGTAACGGACGTCCGTGAAGCCCTTTGCACTTTTGGTTGGGTCTCTGCCAAGTACAAGAATGCAAAGCGCAAGAATTTGCGTGCGCTGACTAGAGCCAAGGCCCTTTCAATGGCCTATTCGTATCCCCGATGTCCTATGCTCACCACATTTGCTCTCAAGGTCCTCGATTTGACGAGTGACTGTTCTGATCGAGATGTGTATAAGTGGGCACAGAAGACGATGAATCAGTACGATTTAGGCAGGTTCTTGGACGCCAAGCGTTTTGGTCACAGTACTTCTTTAGATGTGACCATGAGCTCCAGATGTCTTGTGGAAGAGGAATTTGGAGTTTCAGTCCGCATGCAGCTTGCTTTCGAGGCTCGTGTGCGGTCTATGACTGCGCTTGGACTCATTGTGGCACCGGAACTTCTAGTGTGTGTACCCCGGTGTTGGGAAGTGAACTGGACCAAGTACACAACCCAGCTGCCCGTCTATCATCGGCAGCCACAGATCGGCTCTAGGGCTCTTTTAAGCTCGATCGCCACAGAAAATGGGAAGTCTGTGGTACGTCACTGCAAGAGACGGTTGCGTGACAAATGGGCAGCTTCAGCTGCGTGATTCGCCC